GTTTGTTTTTTTTTCATAATAAATATCAAATGGGTTAAATTATTAAATGACATAATTGTCGCAGGTAGATTAGAATGATTATAAAAAAGAAAGTTAAAAGAGAATTAAAAGAAAGTTAAAAGATAGTTAAAAACATGGTTCAACTTTATCAAGCTAATTAATTTTATCTTATGCAACATAACAAACGGATTGAATAAGCCGGTTTTATTTTCTGATAATTAACAGTTATCAGACATTTGTATTGATAGTCGACAATTATCGTTAATAAAATTCCTGGAGTTTTTAGAGGTTTTTAAAAATTACTACCCCCACATACCCCAAATTTTCTACCTAACTTTTCTTATATATATACATGGGATTTTCCAACAGACACACAGACATACCCTGCACCAGTTATACAACCCTTTTTCCAAAATTATTTTTTTGTTGTTTTAAAATATGAATGTACTACATCTGGTATATGGATTATTTAAATAGCGATGATTTTGATTGTATTGCTTATGTTGATGAAAAGAATAATAATCTAACAATAAAATTCTTTGGTATCCCCAATAAGAAAGCAGCAGAACTATTTGCAGATTATGTAATGATGACATTAGGTGTTGAATACCATCCTGTTAACGAGGCTTCTCGTTCTAAAATGATGCATTAAACAATGAACATTAAGATTCCGTATACTCCCAGAAAACATCAAAGTTATCTACATCAACAAATAAATAAACATAGATGGAGTGTGCTAGTTTGCCACAGAAGGTTCGGTAAAACAGTATGCATGATAAATCATTTAATTAAATCAGCTCTAACCTGTAATTTGAAGAATCCTAGATTTGCATATATTGCTCCAACATTTAAACAAGCTAAGTCTATTGCTTGGGATTACATGAAGCAGTTTACAGCAAAGATCCCAGCAACGAAGTTTAACGAAACAGAACTTAGAGTTGATTTACCTAATGGTGCTAGAATTACATTACTTGGAGCAGAAAACTCAGATGGATTAAGAGGTATTTATCTTGATGGTTGTGTGATCGATGAGTACGCAAACATTGAAGGAAAATTGTTTGCAGAAATCATAAGACCGGCATTATCTGACAGAAAAGGATACTGCGTCTTTATTGGAACACCTGCCGGAATGAATAATAATTTTTATGATCTATACCAACACGCTAATGGTGCAGAAGATTGGTTTAACTACAAAGCTAAAGCAAGTGAAACTAAAATTGTAGATCCAGAAGAATTAGAGAAAGCAAGAGAAGTTATGGGTGAGAAAAAGTATATGCAAGAGTTTGAGTGTGATTGGATAGCAAATATAGAAGGTGCAATCTATGGAGACGAAATGAACAAACTAGATGATAAGAAGCAACTATCTAGAGTTCCCTACGATCCCACTTTGCCTGTCTCTACTGCATGGGATCTCGGTGTCGCAGATCACAGTAGTATTATATTCTTTCAACAGAAAGGAACATCAGTACAGATAATAGATTATATTGAGGAAAGGGGTCATGGATTACCACACTATATTCAGTTGCTAGACGAAAAACCTTATGTTTATAAAGATCATTTTGCACCACACGATATTGAAGTACAGGAGTTCGGCAATGGAAAAACCAGAAGAGAGATAGCATATCAACTTGGAATTAGATTTAAGGTAGTACCGAAGCTACCAGTTGAGGAAGGCATCCACGCAGTAACCATGTTGCTCAACCGATGTTGGATTGACACAGACCATTGCAAAAATCTCATAGATGCGTTAAGACATTATCACCGGAAGTATATTGATAAAAATAGAATGTTTAGATCAAAGCCGGTACATGATTGGAGTTCACACGCTTGTGATGCAATGCGTTACCTGGCAGTTGGACTACAAGAATTAAATACTAGACAAACTGCTCCACAAAGTGTAGCAGATAATGATTATAGGATTATGTAATTATGGGTTCAATTTTAAAACCAAAGACACCAAGTTTGCCACCAGTTCAACCTTTGCCGGAACCACCGGATACAGAGTTGTCAGAAGCTGAGCAAAAAAAATTAGATGCCGAAATGGCAGCTAAAGAAAGACGAAGAAGAGGAAGAAAATCAACAATCAAAACTTCACCACTTCTTGAAATGGAAGAAGCAGATGTGGAGAAGAAAACTTTATTAGGATAATTATGTTAGAGAAAATAAAAAAAGCTATTAAAAAAATGAAACCTGCAAATAAAAAAGCAGAACCTAAATTTAACAACATGAATGATTTACAAAAAGGTGTAGCAGTAAACAAAGAAGCAAAATCTGAAACTGTATCTGAAACTAAATCATCTTTAACATTTGGTAAATAATGGGATCTCCTAGTGCATCTGGTGGTAATGGAAGACAAGACGCTGGACCAAAAAGAACAGTAGCACAAAAATATACTGCACCAAAAGTAATAGGTGTAGATAAATTTGGTAATAAAATTACACAAGGTACTGGTAATTATAAAACCATAAATGAAAAAGGAAAAACAGTTGGAAGCACTTTTATAAGTGAAGGTGCTAACAAATCTAATAGATCTATAGACAACTTGCCTTTTGGTGGAACAAAAATTGTAGCAACAATGTTAAAAAAACCATTAGCTAAAGGTGCAAAGTATAATAGAAAAGCATTTGAAAATTTAGTTATAGGAAATAAAAAAGCAGGAAGCAACATTAGAATTAATAGAGCCGAATGGGATGCAATGAGTGATGCTCAAAAAGAAAAAATTTATAGTACACATCAAAAAAATAGAATGGCAGGTAAAACAGATTTTTATGGTAGAACAGTTAGACAAGGTGGTGATGGTGGTAGTAATCAAGTAGTACAAGCACCTGTTCAAAAAGTTGAAGAGTTACCACAACAAGTTAAAGCACCAGAGTCTGTAATGACTTCAGAAGAAGCAAGAGCAAAAGCAAATTTATTACTTAAAAAAAGAAGAGGAACAAGAACTAAAAGTTCTCTAATAGCTACATCTCCTCAAGGTATAACAGATGATAAAGGTTTAACTTTGGGTCAAAAAAGTTTATTAGGATAATATGCAAACAGATTTAACAAAAAAATTATTAAAAAGATTTGATAGATTAAAATCTAACAGACAAAACTGGGAGTCTCATTGGCAAGAAGTTGCAGATTATATGCAACCAAGAAAAGCAGATGTAACTAAATCAAGATCTAAAGGTGACAAAAGAACTGAATTAATTTTTGATAGTTCACCATTACAAGCAGTAGAATTACTTGCAGCATCACTTCATGGTATGTTGACAAACCCTTCTACAACTTGGTTCTCATTAAGATTTAAAGGTGAAGAACTTTCAGATAACGATGAAGCAAAAGCCTGGTTAGAAAATGCTACTGAAGTTATGTACAAAGCTATTAACAGATCAAACTTTCAACAAGAAATATTTGAACTGTATCATGATCTAATTACATTCGGTACTGCAGCAATGTTTATCGAAGATGATGAGGAAGATGTTTTAAAATTTTCTACAAGACATATTAATGAAATTTATATTTCTGAAAATGACAAAGGTAGAATAGATACAATATTTAGAAAATTTAGATTAACTGCTAGAGCTGCAATACAAAAGTTTGGTGAAAATGTTTCAGACAGTATTGTAACTAAACATAAAAAGGATCCATACGAAGAAGTAGAAATACTTCATGCAGTATATCCTAGAGCTGACTTTGATCCTAAGAAACAAGATAAATCTAATATGCCATTTGAATCTGTTTATTTAGAAGCAGGAACAGGTGATGAATTATCTGTATCTGGATTTAGAGAGTTTCCTTTTGTAGTACCAAGATACTTAAAAGCATCACACGAAATTTATGGTAGATCTCCTGCAATGACAGCATTGCCGGATGTTAAAATGTTAAATGAAATGTCAAAGACTACAATTAAGTCTGCACAGAAACAAGTTGATCCACCTTTACTAGTTCCAGATGATGGATTTATCTTACCAGTAAGAACAGTACCTGGTGGTTTAAATTTTTATAGAAGTGGAACAAGAGATAGAATTGAACCATTAAACATTGGAGCAAATACTCCATTAGGTTTAAACATGGAAGAGCAAAGAAGAGATTCAATTAGAAATGCTTTTTATGTAAATCAATTAATGATGCAAAGTGGTCCACAAATGACAGCAACAGAAGTTATCCAAAGGAACGAAGAGAAGATGAGATTACTTGGTCCAGTTCTTGGTAGACTTCAATCTGAATTATTAAAACCATTAATCGATAGAGCATTCTCATTATTGATTAGAAAAGATTTGTTTGGACCTATTCCAGAATTTTTATCTGGTCAAGATATAGAAATTGAATATGTATCACCATTAGCTAAAGCACAAAAATCTGCAGAGTTACAATCAATTATGAGAGGTATAGAAATTATGGGTCAACTATCAAATGTTGCTCCAGTATTTGATCATTTAAATATGGATAAACTTGTTAAACACTTAATGGATATTGTTGGAGTTCCACAAAAAGTTTTAAAATCTTCTAGTGAACTTCAAGATGAAAGAGAACAAGCACAACAACAACAAGCACAACAACAACAAATGAATCAAATGCAACAAGTTGCTGAGTCTGCAGGTGCTGCTGCACCAATGGCAAAAGCATTACCAGAAGAAACTAAAGCATTAATAGAGGAAAATTAAAAACCATAGAAAGGATCTTATGCAAGATGAAAAAGCTGTACAAGCGTATATAAAAAAATTAAAAGAAGATTATCAATTCACATTTTCATCAGAGGAAGGTAAACAAGTTTTATCTGATCTGGAGAAGAGATGTCATTATCATACTTCAACCAATGTAAAAGGTGATAGTCATGAAAGTGCATATCAAGAGGGTCAACGAAGCATCCTTCTATTTATTAAACAAATGCTTCAAAAGGAAAAGGATAAATAATGTCAGAAGAACAGATAACACAAACTGATGTGCCTGTAGCAGAGACAACTGAAACTACTACAGAAGCACCAAAACAAGAAACACAAATAGAGCAATCAGTTCCAACTGTTGCTAAGTCTTGGAAAGAAGCAATCTCAGAAGAATTTAGAGAAGATCCAAACATTGCTAAATTTACAGAGATAGATGCGTTAGCTAAATCTTATATCAATGCTACAAGAATGATTGGTCAAGATAAAGTTGCAGTACCAAATAATAATTCAACAGATGATCAATGGAATGAAGTTTATGATAAACTTGGCAGACCAGAATCACCAGACAAATATAAACTAGAAGCTAACTCAGATGTTGTACCATTAGATGAAAGTGCAATAAAACAATTTGCAGAGAATGCTCACCAACTTGGTTTAAATAATAAACAAGCACAAGGTATCTTAGAGTTTTACAAAAATTCTATGGAAGGTTCTGCACAACAAACTAAAATTGATACTGAAACTTCTCAAGCACAAGCCGAACAAGAGTTAAGAAAAGAATGGGGTAGATCTTATGATGATAACATTAAAAGAGCTGCTCAAGTTGCTAAAGCTAATATGAACGCAGAAATATTAGATTTAACTTTATCAGACGGAAGAAGATTAGGTGATCATCCAGAAATCATTAAAGGTTTTGCAAACATTGCTAATCTTATGTCAGAAGATAAAATGATTGGTACTGGAGAAGATAATGCTACATCCGGCAGAGATCTTAATGAAGAGATAAGTAAAATTGTTAATGATCGTGATGGACCATATTGGAATAAATCTCACCCAGAACATGATAAGATAGTACAACAAGTGTTCACTTTAAGATCAATGATGAATGACTAAAGAAGAAATAAGACTAGAAATATTAAGAGCAGTATTGGAAAGTGGATCGGAGTTAATTAAATCTGATCCCTTGCCAAGCTGTGAAAAATATTATAAATGGGTTTCTATGGAGAATGAAAATTCTTCTAAGAAAAGTAAGACAACTCGAAAGAACCTTACTGACAACAAGGAATAGACTTGTAGTCTAAAAGACTTTAAATCCAAGAGAAGCCAGAATTTCTGAGAACTCCTCTGTTTTGTTTTAACATTAACTTAACAATGAAGGAGACATAATATGTCAACTCAAATAACTACAGCATTTGTAGAACAATATAGTTCAAATGTACAAATGTTGTCACAACAAAAAGGTTCTCTTCTTAGAGATAAAGTAAGATTAGAATCTGTAACTGGTAAGAACGCATTCTTCGATCAAATCGGAAGCGTTACTGCTACAGTAAGAACAACTAGACACTCTGACACTCCACAAGCAGATACTCCTCACTCAAGAAGAAGAGTTTCACTTGTTGACTACGAGTTCGCAGACTTAGTTGATGATCTAGATAAAGTAAGAATGTTAGTAGATCCTACTTCTAGCTATGCACAAGCTGCTGCTTATGCAATGGGTAGAGCAATGGATGATGCTATCATTACTGCTGCAACTGGTTCAGCTGATACTGGTGTTGCTGGTGGTACTGCTGTTGCATTACCTGCTGGTCAAATCATAGCTGAAACTGGTACAACTGGTATGACTATTGCTAAACTAAGAGAAGCAAAAGAGATCATTGATCTAGCTGATGTTGACCCATCACTACCAAGACACATCATCGTATCTCCAAAACAAATTTCTGATTTGTTAGGAACTACTGAAGTGACTTCAAGTGATTTCAACTCAGTTAAAGCTTTAGCACAAGGCGATGTAAATTCTTTCTTAGGATTTAATTTCGTTGTGTCTAACAGACTAGCTGTTGCGTCTCAAATTAGAGATTGTGTTGCTTTCGTTGGTGATGGAATCGCTTTAGCTGTTGGTAAGGATTCAACTGCTAGAATCGATGAAAGATCTGACAAAGGTTACGCTACTCAAGTCTACTATTCTGCTGCATTCGGTGCAACTAGAATGGAAGAAGAAAAAGTAGTTAAGATTCAAGCATACGAAGCTTAATCAATAAAATTTTAGGGGGTGGAAGCGAGAGTGGAAACCCCCTAGAGTGCATGACAAAACAGATAAAAGAATTAAAAACAGTATTACATTTTAAGAAAGGAGATCATATCTATAGATATGTGTTAGTAGATAGATTTAAAAATGATGGTAAAAATCATTATGGTTTTGACACAAAACAAGGTAGAACAACTGAAGAAATATTTGCTTTAGAAAAAGATAGACAAATAAGACGCAAATATATAATAAGGAAGTAATATGGCATCAGAAGTCGACATTTGTAATGGAGCATTAAATCAACTTGGTGCATCAACCATATTATCACTTACAGAAGATTCAAAGAACGCAAGACTTTGCAACGCAAGATACTCACAAGTTAGAGATAGTTTATTTAGATCTCATCCTTGGAATTGTTTAATTAAAAGAGTTGAACTTGCA